CTTCCTTTGAAAGTTTTGAAGGACGCAATCCTTTAGCAACTTTAACAGCCTCTTCTACAGGACCAAAAGCAGGAACTGCGCCTAATGCAGCCAAGGCCATTCCGCCGTAGTCTCCACCTTCCCCAGCGCGCTTGGCTTCTTCAGCCGCCATCACGTTGCCAAGACCGGGCGTAAAGCCAGCAAGCTCACTCACGCCCTCTGCAAAACGACGACGCTCAGGAGACGGGCGCTCGCTGCCAAGACCAGCAACGGCACCATAAATTTTTTCACCAATCGTTGGCTCATATGCCGTTAACGTAGCCTCACGACGTGGCTCAGGCAGGCTCTTGGCAGTCTCTAACGCTTGTCGGATGGACTCATTAGGATTCTGACGCGCAAACGTCGGTAGCTCTACTGGCGTCTCTTCAGGCGCAAATTGGACGTCGCCCTCGACCTCGCCGCCCCCTGCCTTGCCCGCCCGCCCAAGCAACGGCGCGACGGCAAAGCTCCAACTAATCAGTCGACGGAATGCCTCGTTGGGGTCGTCACTTTCAAGCGGCAATTTAACTGGACCGCCATAGGCGCGCTCCTTGCGCAATTCATTTTCAACCCTGCCAACGCCTGAGCCATTCTTTGACACAGCGTGAATGCCTTTCATCTTTTTCAAGCCACTCTCCCTGTAGTCAATGACTGGCACTTCCTTAATGCCAAGTTCTTCAGCCGCAGTAGCCCTGTGGCGCCCGTCAGCCTGATTATTCCCAAGAAGCTTTAAAGCTTTAAACTTTTCACCCTTTTTGATCTTCCCCTTAAAGGCGTCAATTAGTAGGCGATCCTTTTTAGTTTTTGGTATTCGGTTGGCGTGCTCAAGAAATTCTTTTGGAGACATCACGGCGACATTGCCCGTGCCATTGCCAGGCCTGAGAGCCGCCTCAAGTTTCCTTGACGGCTTTAGTGGATAGTCGAGGCCCTTGATTGTCTTCTTGCTCATCACTCATTCTCTATGGGCGGCTCATTTGATTCCAAACGCTGCAACATCTCAGGGGTTAAAAACTTATCAATCACCTGGAGTGTATTAGGGTTCTTGGCAATGTCAGCCGCAAGCTTTACAGCCGCCAACCTCTCCGAGCTCTCCCTGTCGCGCTGTCTATTGGCAGCCTCAAAACGGTCGTCTTGGTTTTTTAAAAGGGCCTCATGCATACGCGCCTCAGTCGCGTCCCGCTCAGTCTGAGCGCCGATCAGCGCCTCACGCATTTTGGCTTCAATGTCCATTTGCTTAATCTGAGCGTCCATTTGCTTTTGCCGCATGTCTTGCTGCTTCAGCTCAAGGTCAATCAATTTATTCTGATCAAGTGGCGCGCCCTGCTGTCCGTCGCCTCCTTGGATCTTGTGTTGCGTCTCAGCAACCTTAGCCTGCGCCAACATCGTGTCGGCGTCAGCTTTTTGCTTTTGTATTTGTATCTCTGCCATTCTGGCCTGTGCCTCTGGCGGCACCGTCGGCTGACCAGCATTCGACGCAAGGAACTGCTCAGGGTTGCTCCAGCCAATGGCCTTTAGCGCCGCCGTATCAATCGCCAGCGCGTCATACATTGACGGGTTCTGCGCCTGTAATTGCTTAAGCGCCACAACTTTCATGAGGCGCTGCATCTGGCTCGCCGTGTTTGGGTCGGCCTGCGGGACGAGCTCGTGATCATTAATTGCTGCAAGGAAAATCTGCTCATTCCATTGGGCAGACGTCACTTTCAATTTCTTCGTAAAACTGTCCGGGTGTTCTCGAAAACACTCGACTAATAACTTGAACTCCTCGGCCTGCGCCGAATGTAGGCGCTTGTGGACGGAGTTCATCAACTTCGTCGCCTGATCGATAAGCGCCAGCGTCGTCCCAACTGGTGCGTCCTGACGGCCCTCTCCAACTTGAAGCTCCGCCGTCATGCCGACGCGCTGCCCCGTCTCCACCATGCTGGTGACAAGGTTCATGAGCGCCTGCCCCGGTTCCTTGTATGGCAGGGGCATGATCGCTTGATTCAGCGGCAAGCCGCCCGTCTTCACTAACGCCCCGCCACCAGGCGGCACGCGAAATATGTTCGTGTTTTGGCGTGCGCCGGTGTCGGCCATTAGGAAGCCGGGGAAGTTTGCATACATTCCCGCGTCTAACATTTCTCGCCATGCGGCAGTTACAGCATTAGTAGTGTTGCCGAGTATATGGAGTAGGCCAAGATCGTAGAAGCCCATTCCAGGAACAAACGTATATTTGACAAAAGTCTGTCTAGCTTCTGGAAGTTCATCGCCCTCTTCGCCCGTTGGTTCATTATAGTTACGAACAATGGACAGTATCTCACGCGATGATACATCAATTGTGACGCGATAGGGAATTTCTAATCCAGTCTCGCGGCCCTTATATTTATGCTCAAAGCCACGAATGTCTAACTCGCAATAGACTTCATAAATTTCTCTGTCACGGTCTTCAGGATCAAGCGTCGATATCTGAATGCCTTGCTGTTCATACTTTGCGCGTTGCGCCGCGTCGGGGTCTTCAAAGCCAGGCGTCGCCAGCGGGATGTCACGATAGACGCCAAGGATCTGTAAACGCTTAACCGTAGACGGCCGCATCATGACGCGGTGCGTTACGCGCTTGGCGTCCTGCAGTGTCGTAGCAGCATTGTTAACAATGAGGTCGTCCGCGTCCACTGACTCCGAGACAGGGCGCCCCCTGAGCGGACAGAAATAGACTTTTTTAAATGAGGTCCCGCCAAACCCAAGCATGAACAACATTCTGTCTGTATCAGGATAATACTCTTTAGCGACAGCGGTGAGGTAGTGATTGAGGTCTTTTTCGAGGGCGTCTGCGATGTTGTCTTCTTGGACGGTGGCCATGTAATTATCATTGCGCACCTTTACGGGGCCGTCAGTGGGTAGAAGCTCAGACCTTGCATTAGCCTGAAAGCGAAGAACCGCCTCAAGCAAGAGCGGGTGTCTCACCTTGGACATGCCGTCAACTGGCGCACCGTCACTGGCGCCTTGAAGACCAGGTATCTCTACTTTCAGCCCCAGCAACTTGATGCCCTGCGCCCTGTCCTCAATCCAGTCTGTGCGGCTTTGAATGTCGTCACGCACGCCAGTGAGTAGGTCTTCGGTTATTCTACTGAGCTCCATGTCGTCGATGTCGTCGACGAGGTTGTCAAAAAAGCCGAGGGGATTTCTGCTTGGCTCGTCGACGAGAGACTTTCCGTCGAGAGACACTGTGATTGATCCGTCGTCGTGTTCGATCTTTAGGATGGCATTATTGTCGTCACGCACGTTATTGTCTGCGCCTTCAACGACTTCGACACTGACGTCTTCGTCGTTTTGGTCCATTGGCGCCAATCCGGCTGCGACTTGACGGAGGTTATGGACGAGGCCTGGCACAATAGGCATAAGTTATTCCTTGCTCTCTAAAAGCTTTGATATCTCATCAACAAAACGGTCAAGACCTTCTCTAGCCGCGAGATTATCATCTTTTGCGGAGATTTCATATATGCGGACATAATCATGTGGCTGGCGGCCCCACACTTCCACGCGGAACTTACCCAAGCCCTGACCGTGCGCGGGAGGGGCGTCAATAACGTCGACCACTGCGCTGCAATAAATCATTTTATTTTCCTTATTATACTGGATACAGAGGCTCTGGCGGGGCGCCGGAGTGCTCCATGTCACGCTCAATCTGCGAGACGTGCTCTATCTGCCGGGTGAGTAAGCCAGCCTTGCGGAGATAGGTCAAGGCCATCGAAACCGTATCGGTCAAGTCGTCGTGGCGGCCCTTTGGGAACACCGCGACTTCATTAATAACCATGTCAGCCCAGCTCGTATTTGGGGCGTAAACAATCCCGTCAGTAAATATGTGCTGGACTGCGTAGAGGCGAGACAATTTGTCGACGCCCTTTGGGTCTATCAACTGAACGCCCCAGTCTTCGTGGCTGTATAGGCGCTGCATTTCTTGCGCGATGTTGGGGCCGTTGGCCTTGTTCTCGATAATCAATCTGTCGACGCGGTAGTCGGACATTGTCTCGCTGATGCGCTCGACGAGCTCATAGAACTCCAGGCGCTCCGCCCAGGCGTAGATGAGCATGACGCTATTTTTGCCCATGTTGTATAGGCGCTTTTTATCCCACTCAATGACGCCCTCTGACGTGATCGTTCTGGTTGGTATCGCAGTTTGGTCGCCGCCGGCCCACACGCCCCACACCGTCATGGCGCTTGGGTCGTTCTCTGATTTAGTTGTGAAGGCTCCGTCGACTGCCGCCACGATGTAATCAAACTGGGGATAGGTTGGCGACTCCCAACTGCGCTGCCACCAATCGGCCTGTATGACGCCGCCGCCGCGAGGGATCGGCATCTGTTGGAACTGTGCCGCGGCGGCCCACTTGCCCATAATTTCTTCGTCGCGCTCAACGACCTCTTCTGGAAATCTATCCGGGAATAGCAGCTCTCCTTCTTCACTGCGCGGGTCTTCAAGTCCCAGTAGCGTCGGCTCAGAGCGTGAGGGGTCATAGCGCATTGGCAGACAGATAAAGTCGTATGGTAGTTTACGCTCCAACACCGAGCCAATAATGTCGTCGTCCGCCAGGCGCTGTTGGATGATAACAATGGACGACTTCTTAGGATTAACGAGACGAGTTGGGATCGCCTCAAAAAACTGCTGGTTTGTCGCCTGCTTGATCTGAACTGAGGCGGCGTCTGCGACCGACATCATGTCGTCGACGATGATTCTATCTGCACGGGCGCCGGTGATTGAGTTTGCCGCGCAGCACTGCCTGAAGCCGCCGCCCTCGAACTCGAACTTCTGTTTTTGGTTTTGATCTTTAGCGATCTTCACCCACGGAAATCGCTGTTGATACCACTCGCTCTCTACGAGGCGGCGCATTTTGAGTCCGTCGCGTATTGCTAGGTCTTGTGAGTGCGAGACGCAGATGTAGCGCATGTGCGTCATTTTCATCGGCCCGACTTCCCACGCCGGCCAGAAGACGTTCATGAGTAGAGACTTCATACAACCAGGCGGCACCGCCACCATGAGACGATTGTATGGAGATCCGTCGTCGAGCTCTACGCCGTCGGTTATTGCTTGCAGGTGTTCAGCGATGAAGTCTATGTGCCAGTTGTGGGTGTAGTCGCTGCCTGGTTCAATGACGTGCCACGCCTGTCTAATGAACTCGGCTAAACTGTCGCGGCACTCAAGATAGCTGATGTTTAGTAGTGCTTGCTCGGCGTCGAAACGCTTGCCGAACATGTCGACGATTTTACCCATATCAATGAACCGTTCCCCGCGTCCATATTGTGGCGCCCATTGATTCGGCTGCGTCGATTGCTTGTCCAGTTACATTGCAAAATATTTTGTATGATTCGTCTGCGTCTTTAGCTGAACTGATTGCATTGCACAGCAAGAACGCCGTGCAAGACGACAACACCATCAACGCCTCGTGCGCGTCGTTCAATCCCTGCAACGTGTTTAATATATTTTGAATGGCATCAATTGTTGGCTGCATGTCATGTGACGTTGGCTCAACATTCATTTCTTTTCCAATGCCAGCAAGAGTGCCTGCTTAATCACGTCGCGGTCTTCTGGTTCAAGAGTTGACGCATCAAACGCAACAACTGATTCGGTTTTAATCGCGCCGCCGTCGGCGCCAGTATGTTCGACCATCTGCTTTTCGCTATATTTTTTTGGAGCAAGACGCGCCGCGTGCCACTGCCAAGCCGCGAGTTTTACGCGGTCTGCGTTGGCCGTTTCATTGGTCGATTTTTCTGCCATGTCGAGGATCTTCCACGCAACATGATCTGCAAGTCCTTCTCTCGCTCGCGTGATGCGTGTTCCAAATTCTGGATAATCATCCATCCAACGATATACTGTTGTTCTTCCGGGCATTGTTTCATCATTACAAATTTGAACAATGTGCTCGCCGCCTATCATTCTTTCGTAGATAGTATTAGCAAGTTCCTCAGAATATTTTGTTGGCCTTCCAACTGGTCGTCCTGTCGGCTTCGTAGCCATCTCAATTACAGTTCTCAGGTTGCACAAATGTGCAGTTAGCAATGTAG